CAAACAAAACTCTGTACCGTAGTATTGCCCGAGCCATTGAAGCAAAATTAAAGGAGAAGAACAATGGCTAAACTAATCGACTTTCCCCTCGGCATCCACGAGGGCGAGACGCGCCTAGCCTCTATAAGTAAGTGGAACGCTTCTCAGAAAAGACGCGACGCGTCTAAACGCTACAGGGAGTCGCACCCCGAAACTGAGCATGTCGTGCGTGCATTAAAGCTAGTAGTGAGCAAGCGACAAAATGACCGAACCATTAAAACAGCGCGAAATCAAAAGAAAAAGTGGCTGAGTAAAGAGGACGCTGTGCTGATAGAAGAAATTGCCAAGCCAACGATGGGGAACGTGGCGCTGGCAGCATTAATGGGGCGCTCTAGGAAATCTGTGGAGCATCGAAAAAGAAGGTTAAAACTATTGGAGAATTTGAAATGAATGACCCCGCCACGCGGCGAGGACGTTTACACCCCCATTAGGAGCACATAAAGATGACACCCAAAGAAATCAACGACCTAAAGCGGTCACACAACGCCTTGATGAAACAAGGCCACGATGCCTACGATATTGTCCTCGAACTGCATGAAAAAGTTATGGCTTTGCGCAAGCAGATTGAAGCGGAAGAAGGCGACGACTACGACGGTATCCCGCTAATCTTCGGTGATGGATTTTGGATTGACCCGGAGTTGCCATGAACAAAGTAATTGACTTCCCCCTCCACCTGAACCCCGGTGAAACCTACGCAGACATCGATCCAGACAAGGTGCTGACTTCCGCAGTAGGCAAGCTGAGCGAAGTGGTGATCGTGGGCTACGAATCGGACGGATCGTTTTATTTTGCAAGCACCCAAGCCAACGGTCCGGATGTGTTGTGGCTACTTAAACAGGCCGAGCAGCGTCTGCTGGCTATTGAACGGGAGAATAGAAAATGACTACAGAAGACATCATTAAGATGGCGCGAGAAGCTGGAATTGCGGATGCCTTTATGACAGTTCCGCATCGAGGGGTGATAACGCAGCTTGAGCGTTTTGCCAATCTGGTCAGGGACGATGCGGTGAAGGCAGAGCGCGAGGCGTGTGCCAAATTGTTAGAAAATGGCAGTTTTTTTCACGACCAATCTCCAGCCAAACTGCTGGCCGACGAAGCAGCTAAAGCAATCAGAGCAAGGGGTAACACATGATATTCACAGACTGGATACACCGGTTTGCCCTCGACACGCTAACCTCGCAGGACTTGGCCCGACTACACGCCGCCTTTGAAGCGGGCCAAGACCACGAGCGCGAGGCGTGTGCAAAGTTGCTAGACGATGCTACGGGCACAAATTCAATCGTTAGCTGTGCCAGCGCCGCGAAAGCAATCAGAGCAAGGAACCAAGAGTGAGCAGAAAAGCGTATCGACCCAAGCCTGTGGTGCTCGATGTCATGGCGTACGTCAAGGCCAGTATGAAACCGCTGGCTGCCGTCGGTAGTGAGCTGATCAAGCTGCGGATCATTAACCACGATGCGCTTCTGGCGTTGGCGCAAGGCAGAGCTACTTTAGGCGACATGAACAAGCTGATCGAGGTGGGCAACATGAGCGAGGCGCTGGCACACCAAGGCTTTGGCAAGGACTGGGAGCCCGAGATACGTGCTGGGCAAGACGCGTTGCTTACCGTGGCTAGGCGGGACAAGTGGGTCTGCCGCTCCGAAGAGCTGTCTGCCATCCGGGAGATGGTCGAGGTGAGTGACGCACAGCTTGACGTGGTGACGGTAGCGCAGATGGAGAAGGGCATGGCCCACATCCGGGAAGTGAAGCGAAACAAACGAGCAAGGAGAATCAGAGAATGACTATAGATCAAATCGCAAACGACCCCGATGCAGGACGACACACCCCAGGCCCATGGAGGCACCACGTGGGAAACCACGGCGAGTATCTTGTGAGTTGTGAGTCGTATGGATACGCACCATTGGCCCGAGTCAAGGGTGACAAGCGGTCCACGCTCAAGAGTGCTCACGCTAACGCTCGCATGATCGCCGCCGCGCCCGAGCTGCTTGAGGCACTGTACGCCACGATGGAGCACTGCTACGACCTCGAACTCTCGGATGAAATTGCCCGTGCCGTTAAGCTAGGCCGCAACGCAATCGCCAAGGCGGAAGGATTTCGATTGAACTGCCCCATCTGCAACGCATGGACTGAACAGATTGATACACGCAAAAGAGCAGGCAGTATTTTTAGGCGATACGAGTGCGCCAACTTGCACCGTTTTACAACCAAGGACAGAGAAGTTTTTCGAGTTGATGAGGCCAAACAAAGAGTTGGACGACCAAAGAAAAATGACAATGTTTGACCACAATTTACAAGGTTTGCTATGAAAGATTTATTCGCTCCCGCTAATGCTTTTGACTGGAGGCGATTCTCGACGGAGGAATCAGCACGCCGTGGCGAAAAGCCAAACGCCTTAGATGCAGGAACAACTTCCCGTAAGCGTAGCGTAGCCTCCACTCAGGCTATTGAGCGCATCCGGGAAAGCCAACCGGGTTACGGCACTATCGGCATGAGCAAGAAAACTGCTGAGATGATTTCACTCAAGCCGAAAACATTTTCTATTTATAGCAAGTCTCAAACCAAAAGCAAAGGACGGGGATTTATATGAAAGACGCAACTAGCACAGACGACATCTTGGCCGAACGCGGTAGCCGCTACGGTACATTCGTAGGCCATGCCGAAGTTACGCAAGAGCTAAAGCGCAGCATGGCTAATCACCTGGCCAAGCGCAACAAGACACTGCAAGATGACCAGTGGGAAGCCTTGGAGATGATCGTGCACAAGATAGGCCGTATCATTAACGGAGACCCCAACTACCACGACTCATGGGCCGACATCGCAGGCTACGCTAAGCTCGTCTCAGACAGGCTTGAGACCGGCAAGACTACATAAATTTTTACTTTGGCTGGAGATATACAAATGGACATTATTCGGAAATCTTTTGAGGCTGTCATGGCCTCCAAGGGACGCGGTGAGATGGTGCGAAATGGTGCCAATTACAAGAACGCCAACATTCAAACCAAGTGGCGCTACTTCCAGCTTGGCTGGAATTTGTCTAGGGGCAACGCATGATTAGCACAATTGAAATTAGCAAGATACGCATTGACGCTGGCACTCAAAGCCGCGAGAGCCTAAGCGAGGCATTGGTTCAGGAATACCACGAGCATCTTGAGCAAGACGGAGACTTTCCTCCCATAGAGGTTTTTCTTGATGGAACGGAGTACTTTTTAGCAGATGGCTTCCACCGGGTTCTGGCATTTCGCAGGTCGCAGCGTGAATATATTGAAGCCCGCGTGAACTTTGGCGCGGTACGTGACGCCATCCAGTACAGCCTTAGCGCAAATTCAGAGCATGGCCTGAGACGAACCCGTGCCGACAAGTGTAAAGCAGTCAACACAGCGTTAGACGATCCGAAGTGGGGAGAGTTATCTGGTCGCCAGATTGCAAAAATGTGCGGCGTCAGCCATACGTTAGTGCAGGAGGTTACAAAGAGTCGGAATTCCGACACCCCTCCAAAGGACAAACCGACCAAGCTCAAAAACTTGGTTGAGGCTCCGCTTAAGGAGGATGAAGTGGCAATATTGCCACCCCAAGCAGATGAGATGGTGCAAGAGTTGATTTCTGAAAACGAGCGACTGCAAGACTTGGTAGCTGTTGGCGGCATGGATGGAACCGACGAAGAGAAAGCTCTTGCATCGGAAACCATTGACGACTTAAGGGTTCAAGTAAGCAGCCTCACCACTCAATTAGAGTCCGTGAAACTGTCAAGGGATCAGTTTCAGCGCGAGTGTTCTGAATTGAAAAAGCAAGTCGGCATTTACCAGCGCCAACTTAAGAAATAAAAAACGCCAACGCCGGGTGGCTATGTCCCGGTAGTTCTAGGAGAAATAAATATGCTGCATCTAAGGCAGTACCAGATCGACTCGATTGAGGGTTTAAGGCAGGCGTTCCGTGGGGGTCACTCGCACATTGTGTTGGCCGCAGCTACGGGAGCTGGCAAATCAGTTATCGCTATGACCATGCTGGAGAGCGCCGTCAAGAAGGGTGCCCGTGTGATGTTTGTTTGCGACAGGCGGGTATTGGTAGACCAATTCTCCCGTCATTTAGATGGGAGCGGCGTCGAGCACGGCATTTGCATGGCTGGTCACTGGCGGCATAGACCGCACGCCAATGTACAGGTGGCATCTATCCAGACGCTTGAGCGCATGAAGGGTTGGCCAGACGTAGATTTAATCTTGGTTGATGAGATACACGCCGTCATGCGTAAAAGTCTCAAGACCTTTCTAAGCAACCACAAGGATCTGCGCGTTATTGGAATGACTGCCACTCCGTTTCACGCCGAGATGGGCAAGTACTTCACAAACGTAACCAACGTTGTGACCATGCGCCAATTGGTAGACGAAGGATTCTTGGTTCCGTTTCGGGTGTTTGTGGCCAAGGAAATTGATATGTCTGGCGTCAAGGTGGTGGCTGGTGAATGGCAGAAAGACGAGACTGAAAAGCGCGGTCTTCAAATCGTCGGCGACGTTGTGTCGGACTACATACGAATCAGCCAAGACGTGTTTGGCGGGCCGCGTAAGACTATTTGTTTTTCATCGGGCGTGGCACATGGTGAGCAATTGGTACAGCGCTTCCAAGAACACGGAATCAACGCGGTACAGATCAGCTATAAGGATACGGATGATTTCAAGGAAGAGGTCTTAAAAGACTTCTCTCAGCCGGATACAGAGATCAAGATTGTCATTAGCTCTGACATTCTGACTCGCGGCTTTGACCAGACCGATGTAGAGCACGTCATCATTGCTAGGCCGCTGAGAAAAGCATTCTCTATGCACGTTCAGATGGTAGGACGTGGAGCCAGGCCTCACCCCGGAAAAAAGTTCTGCATTTTGCAAGATCACTCAGGTAACTGGTTACGCTTTGCTGATGACTGGGCACAAGTGTACGAAGAGGGAACGAAGGAGCTTAACTCCGAGAACGACACCAAGACTCGTAAGGAGAAAACAGACGAGCAAAAGGAGCAGTGCAAATGCCCGAAGTGCTCCGCCTTGTGGCCTATAGGCTCAGACACTTGCACCAACTGCGGCCATACACGCCAGCGCAGAAGCATGGTGGCAGAGATGCCGGGAATCATGGAAGAGCTTTCCGGTGCAGCCAAAAGGGACGAGAAGCAGGCGTTCTGGTCTATGTGCCAATACAAAATAAAAATGGAGGGCTGGAGTCCCGGGCGCGGGGCACACACCTATAAAGAAAAGTTTGGCGTTTTTCCAAGAGGTCTTGTTGACTCGGCATCATCACCAGATATAGGTTTTGAGAAGTTTGTGAAGTCCAGACTGATTGCCTATCTCAAGGGTAAACGTCAAGGGCTTTCATCATGACCGACTTGATTAGTTTTGCCAGAGCGCATGGAATCATCATTGATACCCTGCCAACACCAGGCGCTTGGCGTCGATACCCTACGACGGACAAGCCGCACAAGCGCAACGGTTCAATGAAGTTTATGCTTGACCATGCTTTTCTATACAACTGGGCAATTGACCAAGAGGTAATTGTCTGGAGTGGACAAGCCCCGGCAGGCATGAACCCAGAGCGAATTGCGAAGATGAGCAAGGACGCCGACAACAAGCGGTTAGCCCTACAGAGGAAAGCGGCAGGTAAAGCGGCTGGCCTGCTCAACAACTGCCAGAGAGGCTCACACCCGTACTTGCAGCGCAAAGGATTTGAAGACGAGCCGGGTAACGTCTACGTCAAAGAGGGTCACGGCTACCTCATTATCCCTATGCGCGTGAATGGAAACTTGGTAGGGGCGCAAATCATATCCGAGGACGGTGAGAAGAAGTTTCTGTTCGGTCAGCGAAGCAAGGGTGCTGAGTTTGTTTTTGATAACAAGGGGCCACACATACTCACGGAAGGCTATGCCACAGCTTTGTCGGTAAGGGCGGCAATGAAAGCGCTGAAGATGCGCTACACCATCCATGTTTGCTTTTCTGCGCACAGCCTACTGCACATTAGCAGGGAGTTGAACGACTGCTTCATCATCTCGGATAACGACGAGTCCAAAACAGGCGAGAAGATTGCCGAGCAGTCCGGCAAGCGTTGGTGGATGCCGCCTACGGTTGGTCATGACTTCAATGACATGCACCAAGAGCTAGGTTTATTCAAGTCAAGCCAAGCCCTGCAAAAAGCAATGAGGACTACCAGTCAAACTTCGTGAGCGCGTCATCTACAGAGACAACGATGTGCAAGTTATCACCCGGCCAGCCGTCATGAAATCCCTGTTCAGCAGGAGATAGACGACGCGCCGACGGCGGTTTCTTGCCGTCCTTTACTTCAAGTAAGATGGTTTTACCCAGGTGATTGCACAGCAAATCAAAGGCTCCCTCGTCATTGATCTGCTTGACAAACACCCCTCGGGAGCGAAGTGCTTCAATTATTTCTTGCTCGTTTGAGTCTCTGCGTGCAGCTCTTCTCACTATCAACTCCTTGTTTTCAATAGGAAAAATTAATCACGATTTATTAACCTACCTGTTAACATGATGTTCAATATAACACCTAGCAAGCACTAAGATGAAAATTACAAACATATACGGCTTACCGCAAACAATTGTAAATGCCGTAAATCGCCCGTCCTATACAAAAGAAGGAGCCAACATGTCGGTCACTGAGCTGCTTGGCAGTCCCAGGATTGTGCAGCTTAAACGCCGATACTGGAATGATCTTGAGCAGGACGCCAGCGAAATGGTTTGGAGCTTGTTTGGAACAGCAATTCACCAAGTACTTGAGCATGGCAAAGATGATAACCACATCATTGAGCAAAGGCTGCACGCGACTGTAGACGGATGGCACATTAGCGGAGCCATTGACTTGCAGGTTCTCACGCCAGATGGCATGGAGATTTCAGACTACAAGACCACATCGGCGTACAAAGTTATGGCCGGTTCTACAGATTGGGAGGAGCAGCTTAACATTTACGCCTTCTTGGTTGAGGAACAAAAGAAGACGCCAATTTCCAAGCTACAGATCGTGGCTATCGTGCGCGATTGGGTTGGACGGGACACCTACAAAGAAGGCTACCCCAAGGCTCCTATCGTTTCACTTGACATCCCGCTCTGGCCGCAAGAGAACCGGCTGAAGTTCATTCAAGATCGCATTACCGCGCACGCAGACGCATTGTTTGCACAGGAGACAGACGCCGACCTGCCGGAATGTACGCCTCGGGATATGTGGGAAAAGCAAACGAGCTACGCCATCATGAAAGACGGCGGCGTTCGTGCCAAGTCTGTTCACGCGTCCAAGGAAGAGGCAGAAACGTCATTGGCTGAGATTAAGGAATTTAAGAAGTACCAAATTGTTGAGCGTCCGGGCGAAAGGACTCGTTGCGCCAACTATTGCCAAGTCAGTAAATACTGTTCCCAGTATCAAAAATTTATCAACCAACCCCAGGAGTAAAAATGTCCCGAATCTATTACGTGTCAGCACCCGGCTCTAAAAACCATCTCGTTCGAGCAAACACGCCGCAGCAGGCAGTGGCTCTGGTCGCTAGGGAGGCATTCCAAGTTCGAGTTGCATCTCAGGATGACATCGTTCACGAGATCAGTAGAGGCGAAAAAGTCAAAGAGGCTTTGATGCCAACTCAGGATGAGATTAAACATGGAGCAGAAGAATGAGCGAAAACCATTACGCCGAGTTAGCCAATATTGACGTTAGCAAGTACGTCGAGAAAAAGCAAAACTTGTCATACCTGTCTTGGCCATTTGCCGTAGACCAACTCATGCGCCGCGATTCAACGGCTAACTGGGTATTCAACGACCCGTCCATGTTTGGCGAATCCATGATGGTTTCTTGCACCGTCACGGCGTTCGGTAAGCCTATAACCATGCACCTACCCGTCATGGATCACCGCAATCAAGCCATTAAGAACCCAAACGCATTTGAAGTTAACAAGAACATGATGCGTTGCTTGGTTAAAGCTATTGCCTGTCATGGTCTTGGCATCCAACTGTACGCAGGTGAGGATTTGCCGCTTGAGGATTTGTCCGTAAAAGACAAGCCAAAAGTAGAAGCGAAGGAGCCGAGTGGCAATATTGCCACTCCAAAACCACCAGCTCAAATTGAAGGCCGAGAAGGCCCGTGGCAGTTGAACGTAAAAGCAGATCCTCGCGCCGACATGGCCGCGTGGACAAGCATCGTGACAGAGGCGTGCAAGCTCGCGCTAGAACAGTGCCAAAGTAAGGTTGATGTTATGAGTATCTTTAAGGTGAACCGGAACATCTTTGACCGTATGAA